ATTATACAAGGGAATACAAGAAAGACCCCGAAGGTACTATCGGCACTGGTAGGATTGGTGTGTACGAGGATGATGATGGTGCTTGGTCGTTAAGGACATCTAATGGTGTTACACAACTTGATGAGCCATCAAATTCAAACCCACCTTACGCATTCAAAGTTGGCAAAGAATGGTTATGCTTGACCACAAAGGCAGGTAAACCTTCTCCTAACGTTCGTATGGGTAGGTATGCATATTTCCTTGGTGGAGAAGAAAACGATTTCGTTTCCAATGGTGCGATTGAATTGTGGCGTGTTGACATCACTGGTGGTCAAGTTGATTTAAATCTCAACATTGGAAGACCGTGTAAGATACCTGTCATCCCACCAAAGGATGATGCGAAAGATTTCTTCAAAACAGTTCTTAGTACATACGCTGACTTTGAACCTATTTACACTGATGAGTTCGTAGGTGAAAACTTGCGCCCACTCCTCCAACCAAGCAAATTTTGGGTCAATCCTGAATTTCACAACATGTATTCTCCGATAGATGACTTAGAAGAAGCGTTTGAAAGTGGTAAAGAAAGTGGTAAAATTGAGGGTGAAAGAAAAACTTGGGGGCCACTGGTAATCACCAAAGGTACAGTCGTGAGTATGAGTACAGAACGACGTGAGACTGAGTTCGACCCTGATGGTTACAACTACAGTATGACACTTAGCAGCAGTATTACCGGTGATGTAGACTGTTGGATTCCGGGCGCAGTAGGCGACATTACAAAGCCATTCCATTGTGGATGGGGAGATGATACACGTGAATACGCTGAACTTTCCACAGTCTTCGCATTTGGCCGTCTTGGTATGAAAGACCGTGATGGTATGCTTTCACCAAAGATGACAGTGTTTGGTGTTTATGCAGACCCAAGACGTGTTCGCCAAAGAGTAAGTGGTGGCAACACAGGAGTAGGTCAATTCGATTGAATTGAAAGGTTGTGATTAGATGGCAGGATTTGGAGCAACAGTAAAAAATGAAAGTGAAAGTAAAAGTAAAAGTAAAAGTGAAAGTAAAGGTAAAGATGTTAAAGAATCTCCATTGCTAAGTTCTGACCCTTTTGCTGCTCTTAGAGCAGAAGAGGCGGCTCAAAAGCCTGTGTTGCTTACGCATCAATTCATCGGTGTAGCAGCGCATGATGGTGCTGGAAAGTCGGCTTGCATACTTGATGCATTCGGAAAGTGGTTGGACATACATGACCCTGAAAGAGAGGTTGGCTACAAACTACCGGCAGTTGATTTTGACGGTGGTGTAGCAATGCTTAACTCCGCTATTTACAAAGAAGAAAATATCATTTCTTGGAACCCATGGAAAATGGGAATAAACGATAGAACGGCATACAATTATCCCGGCACTCATGAAAGAGTGATGAACATAATGAAGTACATCATAAGTGAAGTTGAGAAGGGTGTTCCTTACTGGGGCGTTCTGATAAGTGGTATTGACTCTTGGCTTGAGATATGTACCAACAACATGCGTATTGTGGATTTAAATCTCGCAAGTGATGGTATCGAGTCAGCAGATATACGTGGGGCTGGAGAGGCCAAGCGTGTTGAAAGACAATCTGATTGGGCCATTCGTAACACACGTTTCCATCAACTGACAAAGTTGAGTCGTGACCTCGTAAGATTAGGTGTAAGAGTATTTTGGGAGACTCACTTGAGAGCCACCAATTTTTCCTACAAGGAAGATGCACCTGTTACGTGGCAACCCGAATGGGAGAAGAGAACAAACAACTACCTTCCTACAATCATATGGATTGAAGATGAAGATGTGTTGAATGAAGAAGGCGATGTTGAGAAGACAATTTACAAAGCGAAGTTCGTTAAGTGTAAAACTAATCCTCAACTTGTCAATCAATCCCGTACACTTTGGATTACACATACAGACGGACAACCTGAATGGTTTGGTTTACCCGAACTATATGATGGGAGTTTGTAATTTTTTTATCCCACCCAGTAGGTTTTGTGAGGTAATGAAGGAAAAGTCTTGCTTTATTGTTTTGGCGCTCATCACACGGTTTTCGCTCTCTCAATGTAATCGCTCCTTCCCCTACACCATGGAGGTATTAATATGACAAAAGTAATAGTTGATACGAAGAACTTTTTGAATTTCTTAACAGGATTTTCAAAAGGTGTACCCGACCTGCGTATAGACTGTGCAGGTTCACGTATTACGATTGAGGTCGCTTATGCGTGGTACTACCTTCGTAAGCAATACATACCAGTAAGTATTGAAGAAGAAGGTGCATTACACATTGCAGACCTCGATAAGGTAATTAAATTCTTCAAGGCTACTAAAAACGCTCAAGTGACAATGAGACAGGCTTCCCCAAAGAAGCCGCTTCACTTAGTTGCTGGAGGTAATAAACTTCAACTACCAAGTACCGATGATATTGAATCAGGTATCAAAGCAGTAGTTATCAGAAAACTATTAAAGAACTGCGAGCAAAGCGGTTGGTCAAAACTCGGTGAACTTTCCCTTAGCACACATTCAACTATCGCAACTAAAGATTTAGTTTCATTATCAGCAATGAAAACTTTAATTGCTAAAGATTCTCAATTTAAACTCCGTATTCATTGTGGTGAGAATGAAATGGGTATCGTGGCTGGAAAGGCATCGAGTGGGCGTTTGTTCACTTCATTGACGGCCACTGATACTGATGGCCCTCCCACTACTGTTGAATCGTATTTTGGTGAGTGGCTACCTTCATGTTTACAATTCCTTGATGAGGGGAATGCACGTATGCATTTAGGAATTGAAACACCTGTTATATTTGAACAGGATAATACTTTACTCTTTATTTTAGATGAGAGTGATGACTAATGATTATCGATTGGTATTCGGACTTTATCGATGAGCCACCGATATTATACCTACGCACACGTGGGGCTGATGGTGTACTTCATGAAAGATACATTACTGAGGATGATGAAGACTACGTTAAACCGTTCTTTTGGGTTCCTGAAAAAGCCCCTTACTGGGTAATGAATCGCCTCAAGTCATACAATGCAACTATCCATGAAGACATTAAAGCGGTAGGTCTTGATAATAAAATACTACTGAAAGTAACTGTTGACCATCCGAATACATTATGGGAAATTAAAGACAAGTGTCCAAAGTACACTTATGAAGCAGACCTAAATTATCTTGACCAAATCTTACTCACAAATTATCCTGAAAAGATACCTGAGTTCAAACCTCGCATTTGGTACTTTGACCTTGAATGGGATACGGGTGAGGATGATTTCACAACTGTCATGGCCGTATCTGATTCATTCAGTGAACACCCTGTAGTGTTTGCTTGGAGTGAAGTGAGCATACGTGATACAATCCGAAAGAAAGTTTGGATTGATAGATATGGTGGGTATGAATTACGCATCTTCCCGAATGAAGATGAAATGCATGATGCATTCCTCGGTTATCTTGAGGAGTGCGACCCCGATATTCTTGTAGCACACGCCATCGCTTGGGCTGACCTACCTCACTTGTACAGAAGGCTAGGAGCGCAGCGTGACAGACTCTCTCCGGTGAATCATGTTATACCACCACCAAAGAAAACTAATTCATACCGAACTACGGCTCAACCAATCAAAGGTCGTCTGATATACGATACTGCTGCTCAATGGACTGACGGTAGTGGCTTTGAAGCGATATGGCAAAAGTCAGGTAGGGGCCAAGCACAATCACGTAAGTTAGATTGGTTTGCTACGGCACTTGGATTTGAAGGAAAATTAACAAGTAAAATAGACGGGATGACAGTTCACAATGGATGGTATGAATACTGGGATGACTTTGTTGATTACTGTTTAGTGGACACTACTCTCTTGCGTGACTGTGATGAGAAGTTGAATTGTATATCTTATCACGTCGCTATGCAGCAATTAGCAGGTATATCTTTTGGTAGCACACACAAGGTTAGCAGATACTTCCGTGGTTTGATAGGGAGGAGGACTGAGTTGAAAGCCCCTTCTTCTTACATAGCAGAAAGACCTGAACTACAGGCAGCATGGGTGATGCCACCCGTTGCTGGCCGTCATGAGAATGTTGCATTGAAAGATTTCGCTTCTCTATATCCAAACATCATAACAAGTGCAAACTTATGTTATACGACACTGGTTGACGAAGGCGGAGAGAATATTTTAACAGTTAAAGTTCCTCCAAAGTATGATGATAAAGGTACTGCGTTGCCGGGTACTGGGGGTACTTTCCACTGGAAACAAGATGTTGAGGGAATCCTTCCTTCAGTCGTAAAGGAGATGCTTGCGTTAAGGAAACACTACAAAAAACTCATGCGTGAGGCTGATGACCCTGATACTAAACTTGGTTACAACATGTTACAGATGGCCGTAAAGGTCGCCGTAAACGCAATCTATGGACTCACTGGTAGTAAAATAGTTGCAGGACAATGGAGTAGTTATCCTATCGCACAATGTATTACTTACCTCGGAAGAGAAGCAATTACTATGCTTGTAAAAGAAAGTGAAAAGAGAGGTTACAAGGCATTGGCTGGTCATACTGATTCCGTGTATGTTCAAGTTCCCTTTGATGAGGCAGAAGAATTATGCAGCACACTTACAGATATAGCACAAAATGAAATGAACCTACCTTATCTTGATGTTGAGTTTGAAGCCTTCTTCCCTTACTGGTTTACGGCTGCTACGAAGAACAGAAACTTCGGCATCAAATCTTGGCCTCCCGAAGATGAAGGGGATATGAAAGTTACAGGATTTGAAATGAAAGCGGCTAACGCTCCGCCTTTGAGTAAAAATCTTCAACGTGAAGTATTCACTATGATATGTAATGGTGCTGATGAGAAAGTGGTCTTCGATAAAATAAGACCTATAGTAAAGCGAGTTTACAGTGGTGAATGTGAAATTGATGATGTCGTTGCTTATGGAAGAGTGCAGAAGAAACTGGATGAATATGATAAGGTAGTCCCGAATGTAGCAAAGGCAGCAAGATACTCAAACAAGTTCTTGGATACTAATTACGATAAGGGTGAAAGTATTAAGTGGCTTTTCATCAATGGGGTTCCCGAAGGTCAACCTCAGTGTAACGTCCTTGCTTTCAGTGAAATAGAACAACTTGATGGGTATTCCATTGACTGGACAACTTGTGTAAACAAATGGATTACTAAGAAGTTAAAACTTGTTTTTGATACGTTAGAATGGGATGTAGAAAGATTAACGGTGAGAAGAATACCGAGAACGTTTGAGTCGATGATAGGTGATTAAAATGAGTAGGATAGAAGATGAAGTGTGCAAGAAGATTCAAGCAAGGTCTGATGTTGGAAAAGAGAAGTATGGAGTGACCATGGAGACAGCGCCTCTGTCTCGTCTACAGTGGCTTATTCATGCACAAGAAGAAGCCATGGACTTAGCGGTGTATCTCCAAAAACTGATTGAGTTAGAAGGTGAGAGTAAGTGAGATGGAATCCATCAGGTGATGATAGTCGTCAGAGGATTGATGATTACTTAGAAAAGACAGGTAATAACAAAGAGGCAGAGTCATACAAGAAAAGCACATACGCTTGGAATCCAAACACAGACCAAGATAAGATTTTACGTGTCACTAAGTCAAGTATCGGTACATACAACTGGTGTCCTGAACAATACTACATTGAAAAATTCAAAGGAGTGAGGGGCGAGGAACAACCTCATCACGTAAGAGGTAAAAACGTACACGATATGGTTGAATGGTTTTGGGATAATTTCACACTGAAAGATGACGTTCTAGCACTTATCAAAGAAGGAAAAGAAGAAGAGGCAAAAGAAGTCATGTACAATTTTATTCCATCTCCTCCCGAACCATATCAGTATGGGGAGGAGTTTCAAATCAGGCAATGGGTGGACTGGCAATTCTATAGACTGATGCATACAGAAGGTGTTGAGTGGGAACCTGTAGCCGTTGAAGCAAATATTCAGGCCACTCGTTTTGTCGAAGTTGACGGTGAACATATCCCGATTCACATGAATGGTTTCATCGATAGTATATTTTCTGATGATATGGGATTCGCATTGATGGAACTGAAGTCTGGTAAATATAAGGCTAAAAGTAAAGTCCCATCTATGCGTAAAGAAATGGCGTTTTACAAGATGATGCTTGAACACAGTCCACATCAGGAGTTCTTACCCATTACAAACTGGGGTTGGGAGTTTCCGGGTGGTGACATAAACGGTGGAGAAGGTGCAGCCATATATTATGAAGATGCTAAGAAAGGTGGTAAGTACGCCATGAGAAGTGTTGAAAAGAGTTTAGTCAAATTAATTAGGGCACACATGGATATGGACTTCCCATCTAATCCGTGGCTTGGAAAAATGAGGGAAGGAGAAACCCTAGAAACAATGCTTGAGAACAATCGATTGAAATGTTCTTGGTGCGACTTGAAAGAACACTGTTCTTTTTGGTCAATTACAGATGAATTCCTTGATGAAATAATGGAGGATGTATAATGGAAACAAGATTGAAATTAATGGAAATGCTGGTGAACGAAAAAATGAGAAATGATGACTACGTTGTTTTTCTCAAGAAAGGAAGAGGGTTTAGAAACGCAAGAGATGTTTTCAAACGTAGTATTGGAAGACAAACTACTTTGGATGAATTCTTTGATGTGGGTGTAGAGGCAAGATTACAACACCCTACAGAAATAGTCTATTACATCAATCCCGCTCACTTGAGGGAAGATAATACCATTGGAACTGTGAAAAAGATATTAGCAGATGTTGATAGTTACTTACATAATAAAAGGTGATTCTATGACGTTTGTCCCTATCGACTTCCCAAGAGAGGTTCTTGAGATAACGAGTAACGGCGATAGGGGTTGGAGAAGGCTAGTAAAATCGTCTGATGATTTGGAAAGATATTGGAAAGGTAAAAACGGTAGTGGTAATGTTTACTTTACCGCTTATGGTTTTTCACATACAGAAGCACCAAAACATCACCGTGTCGATTACAACACACCGAAGATACATCACTTTATCATGGATTTTGATTGTAAGGATTTCAAGAACAATGGAACAAATGTACCTTTTGAAGTGCCACATAAAGAAGTGACAAAATTACACAGGATGTTAATGAAGGACAACATACTTCATTTTGTTTGGTTTAGTGGTGGTGGTTTTCACGTATGGGTTCCATTAGCAAAGTCACTCCATCCTAGAAATGGAAATGAACTTTCACGAATAAAGTATTCAGGGAGGGTTCTTCTGAATGAGTGGGATAGAAAATTAGGCGGTCTGAGGTGTAATGACCCTACAGTTGCATTTGATACTAGCGGAATGATAAGAATACCTAATTCGTATAATGCAAAGAGAGAATGCTGGTCTATCCCTTTAACAAGTGAAGAAATTACCAACGGAGATTTTGACTTCTTCATGAATAAGGCACAAGAGTCCGACTCCGGCTACATCGCATTAGGAGAAGTACCGCTCGAATTTGAAGTAGTCAAAAATAAGTTTATGGATGTAAGTAATATTAAACCAGTGTATGTTCCACCTGTTTCTTTTGACAATATACACATTCTTCCTTGTTTGGCTCAAGCCGCTTTGGGGGAGGGAAATCCTATTCACAGGGCTAGGTATCACCTTGCCTCATACTTGGCAGATAGACTTCGTATGTTCTTCCCCGCTTGGCGTGTAACTAATGAAGAAAAGAAAAAACATGTCAAACAAATTAGTGCTTTCTGTGCGAGTCAAGGTTGGGTCGATTACAAGAAAGAAAAAACTATTGAACAAGTTCAAAGCATCGTGATGAAAGGCTACCCTCACGCCACTTGTGCCACTCTATATGAAGAGGGGTTCTGCGTGGGTAAATGTCAGTATTACGATGGAAGCATGGGTGATTAAATGAGGGCAATGATAAGAATTGAGGGAAAGAGGGCACGTATAATTTCACAACTTATGCGTATTTTTATTGGTAAAGATAAAATGAATATCGAAATGGTAAAAACGTGTATGCTTGATTCTCCTGTACAGGTTACTTCAACTGCTTTGACGGGGATATTAACTGTTTATCCCTTTTTTAAAAACGTAGGTGAAGCGAGTAAAACTTCTTTTAGTAGCAAAGGTAACTACCCTGTTGTATTATGGAAAATTGATTTACTTTCTTTGATTAAAAAATATAGAATTTCGCCTTTAGAATATAAAAGTGGCTTGGCTAATCAATTTTTAATTAACACTGAAAGTAATACCTTTACTAGAATAACAAAGAAAAATTTTGACGAGTGTGTTTTAGAATTACACTGGGAGGAATAAATATGTTATGGACTGAAAAAGCAAAAGAAATATTTAACAATACAGAACAATGGATAGATTTTAATAAATTTATTTGTTTAAGAAAAAAAGAAAAAGAATTTTTTAAAAGGTTTAACGTAACTAAAAATGACCCGTTACCTACTGAATTCCCTCTAATGAATTGGTTTTTAGCAGGAGCGGTTATGAACGATGATGAAGTAATCCATGATATGGAATTACTTTTTCATCTATTTAAACAATGGAAAGGGGATAATGATGAGTAAATATCCTGACTTGATAATCGATACAAATGAAAGAGGTAGCCTTTGTGAATCTATAGAACGACGTGCTAAGAAGTCAGGGATGTTTGTTGTAAGAAAAAATTTGATAGTAGGTGACTACTTACTTGGGGGTGCTTTAGTTGAGGCCAAGTCAATCCCTGACCTCTTTCAGTCATCTCATTCAGGTCATCTTTGGAGACAACTTGATAATATGGATGCAAACTTTGAAAGATTCTTTTTAGTCGTGCATGGTACTGTTGAGAAGTATGTGGCGATTGCGAGAAAGAACGGTAACAGATTATCTTATTCCAAAGTACAAAACGAACTCACAGGTACATTAGCGAGAGTGATGAGTGACTTTGATTGCCAAGTGTTCTTCACTTCAAACACCAGTGAAGCAGCACAGTTTATTGTAAAACTCCACGAGAAGATACACAAACCAGCAAGTAAGCATGGGGCACAGTCTTTACGTCGTGTCGCTAGTAATGATTTGAGATTGGATATGTTGATGACAGTACCGGGTATAGGTAGGGAAATTGCTGAAAGGATTCTTGAAAAGTGTGGTAGTATCGAGGAGATGTGTTTTCCTGAATCACTGAAACAAATCAAGGGATTGGGCGAGGTAAGAAGAAAATTAATTGTTAAAATACTTACTAGCGAAGAACCCGTAAAACAACAAAACAAGAAGCGTTGAAGAAAATTCTATTTAAACTGATAAAGAGTAAATGGGTGTGATATTATGAAAGCGATAAATTATCAGGCAGTACAAAAGTTTCCTATTCTTGAAGCATACCTTAATCATTTTTCACGTACATCAATGAAGAATGAGATACCGGGTCTTCTTTCTTTCTTTTTCATACAGGGTCAAACACTATTACCATATGTTCGTGTTCCGACTGGTGACTCTCATCTTGATTCAAGAGTGCATGTATTTTGGATTCAACCGAGTAGGACTGGTAAATCAATAGCGTGGGATTTCATTGGTGATATTATGAAAGAAATCAATGTTCCTTTTGAAATGTTTTCATCTGGTACTGATGCTGGACTTATCGGTTCGCTTCAACCTGTGCTTGATGAGGAGAATAAACCAACGAATGAAATGGAAACCGTACCCGGTTTACTGGCTGGAAGAAAAGGTATCAACTTTGATGAAGGTTCAGTTTTGTTAACCCCAAACAAACATAGTCAAGAGACTGTATTGTATTTACAAACTGCCTGTAACGCTATCGGTAGTGGTGGTAACATTTTGGTTAAACACATGAAAGGTGATAAAGTTGAATGTGAATCTTTAGTTTCGTTATGGATTACTACATATCCACCGAAGGGGGTCAAAGAGTATGTACTCACGAAAGGTATTTTTCAAAGAGTATTACTTTATTGGGCACACTGGGACATGGATATGCGTCAAGAAGTGAGTAATGAAAGACTCAGTACGTTTTACAAAAAACCGAGTGAGATGGATATTACAAGAGATGATATTGTTGACTACTTCAAAGACACAGATAAAATAGTTCGTGACCGTCTTTTGAATTTAAGTGAGACTACTTTTACAGAATGGAGTGAGATGGGTAGGGATGAGCAAGAAAATATCGCACAGAAATACATGTGGGATATGTTTACCGCAGGTCCTAACTTTACAACCGCTTTATATCAAGCATCTGATGATATTTTTGAAAGGCTCAAAAATATGGATGCCAATATGTCCGAAGTAGTTGCATCATTCACCCCCGCTATTGAAAACTACCTTGGTATATTTTCCACACACCTTGCGGTATTAGATAGAAAGTGGGTCATATCTGATACTCACGTTGATATGGCGAAGGAGTTTTTATTGGACTTATTTGATAACCTCATATCTTGGCTTGAAGATTCGGTTGAAATAGGCGGTAATAAAGCCAAAGAAGGTAAGATAATTGATGAACTACTCTATGCCTTCAACTCTTGCACAGAGTACGAACTGGATGGTAGTGGAGATGGATGGAGAAGGAAAACTGCCATGTTGAATCAGTACATGGAAATTACAGGTGTATCGAAAAGTACCGCCGAGAGACACTTCAAAGATTATAGTGTTAAATTATTTAACAGTAAAAAGAGTGGAAAGCGTGTATATTTAAAACGTAAAGGCACTAAGTAAGGTGAGGGCTAACTCATGAAATGCCAAAAACCGCTTCTTCACAGACCGCAATTTGAAGGTAAACTTCATTGTAAACATTGTTATAGAGAATTGATGAAAAGGTGGGATGAACTTCAATGAGCGATATACTAGCCTTGGATATTGAGACAAGTAATTATTCTTGGGAGATAGGAGGTTGGGATAAAACCGCTTCATTTGACCCTACAGTGGTTGCTACATGGAATGGTAAAGATGGTACAGTGTATTGTAATAAATCACTTGACATTGATGCTACAGTTAAAGCATTACACCCAAAAACACTGGGAGATGATTTGATTGACCACGTAAACAAGGGTGGTGTTATCATAGGACATAATATCAAAGGATTTGATTTACCTGTCCTAAGAGATGCTTTGGATTGTTGGAGTGCGGGTGACTTGCTAGGTAAAACTGAGAGTGTGATTGATACAAAAATATTGACTCAAAAGGCAGCAATAGTTAGCGGTGGTGTAGTGACCACTTTAGATATGCTCGTAAAGACCACTTTAGAGGACAATAAATTAATGAACAGTGAGGATGCCCCCGTTGCATGGAGGGACGGGAAGTATGACGAGGTGGCTAAATATTGCCTAAGTGATGCTCGACTCACATATGATTTTTACGAATTCGGTAAAAGTGAAGGTTATGTTCAAACAAGAAAATTAGAGACAGGTGAAATAATAAAAATAGAGGTTGATTGGAAATGAATGAAATAGAAAACGCAAGAAGTAAAGCACAAACACATAACATAAAAGCGGCGAAAACTGTTGCTGAAACAGTAAAATCTACGCTTGGCCCGATGGGTATGGACAAACTCATGATGGATGGTGGAGGGAACGTCATTGTAACAAATGACGGTGCCACTATTCTCCGTGAGTTAGACGTAACGCATCCCGGCGGTAAGATGATAGTTGAGGTAGCAAAAACTCAAGAGAGTCTGTGTTATGATGGAACAACCAGCACAGTGATACTGGCTGGTCAACTGTTAGCAAATAGTGAATCATTATTTGAAAAAGGGTTACACCCGAATGTAATCTGTCGTGGTTATCATGAAGCAACACGTATGGCGATTAAATTCCTTAACGAAGAAATTACTATTACAAGTAAAGAACGTAATGACTTAGTTGCAGTTGCTAAAACAGCAATAACAGGTAAAACGCTAGAGAATGCAATTGAAGACGTAGCCGAACTTTGTGTAGCAGCCGTTGAAAAGGCTGGAGATGCTGAGTCGGTAAAAGTTGTTTCTTTCCCCGGTGATTCCATACAGGATTCGTATTTATATGATGGATGTATTGTAAACAAAGACTATGTGTTAGAGGGTCGTGATGAATACTCTCACCTTGTATTAATGAATACAGGATTAGAAAATGAAAAGTCAGAAGATAACATACAACTTCAAATGAACTCAGAATCATTTCAATCATACAAAGCGTCAAGTAAAACACATTTGATTGAGTCTGCAAAAAGATTGGTTGAATACATGCCCGAAGGTGGTGTAGTTTTCGTAAGAGATAATGTAAACGACTTTGTATGTTCATACTTAAAGAAAAATCATATTATGGTTGTAAGGAGAGTTCCTGAATCAACACTACGTACACTTTCACGTGTGGCTGACACACCTATATGTCAAACACCTGAGGAAGTTGAATTTTGCGCTCCTGTTAAAATCAAAAGAGAAAAACACAATGATGTATGGTATTTGTTTGTAAACGGAGAATTAGAGAGTAACGTTGCTACGCTCGTATTACGAGGGGCTACCTCACATACCTTAGATGAAGTTGAAAGAGGATTTGATGATGCGTTAGGAGTTGTGTCATTAGTTATGAATAGCAAAGAATACGTAATAGGTGGCGGTAACTCCTATGCAAGAATGTCATCCCATCTAAGGCAACATGCTGCTAAGATAGGCGGTAGGGCACAAATGGCTATAGAAGCGTTTTCTGATGCATTAGAAATTATACCTGCTACCATTGCTGAGAATGCTGGTCATGACCCATTGGATGTGGTTCTTGCTATGCGACATGAAATCCTTCAAGGTAACTTGACTTTTGGCCCCGATGTTGAAAACGGCGGCGTTTGCGATATGTTGAAAGCAGGTGTCATAGAACCGGCTTCTTTGGTCAAACAAGCAGTTCAAAGTGCGAGTGAGGTAACAAACTCAGTACTGAGAATTGATGACATCATTGCACGAAGACCTACACAGTAAGTGTGAAACATGGGGAGACTCATTGATAGATTGAAAGTAAAATGTAGGGCTTGTACCCATTGGCACATAGCCCGTCGTGTTTCAGCACGTTATCTCGATGATGAAAGAGAACGTTTTACTTTGTTACAGTGTCGTAAGTGTGGTCATTTTTGGCAAGATTCCGCTATGAAGTAGTATCAAAACGCACATATTACTCTTGCACTAAAAGTATAATTTGCCGATGCAGTTGCACCAGCAGAATCAGTAACGGTGCATGTAATTCGATATACTCCCTCAAATTCTTGACCACCTGAACCACTAGAAGCATCACAAGTTAATACCAAACCATTGTACGTTGCTTGATTTGTAGTGCCAGAAGTATTTACTGACCATACACCAGTGCCGCCAGCCCCATCACTATCTACTAATTCAGTGTTAGTCCAAGCAAAACTATTTCCACCAGCACCTCCACTCGCAGTAGCAGTTAAACCTATAAAATCCCTAATTGCTATATTAACACTTGAAGCAGAAAAAATTTCTGTGTCAACTTCAACCTCAGTTCCGCCTCCACCATCTGCTACTGTAAGACCTAATGATGCTGCACCAGCACCTTGTTGAGCGCAACCCATTAAAGCAATATACATATCAACCGACTACCATCCAATTGTTAGAACCAATAGCAATACAAGTAGCCGCTTTGAATGTTGCTAAAGTAAAGTCTGAACCCGCACCATTGATATTATTTCCATTACGACCAATAGTAATATTACCACCTGTTGTATTCAAAATGGCATAATGTTCACCAGCGGTTGAAGTCGAAGGAAGCGTTATGTTCCCCGCACATATATTGTATCTACCTGCGTGTGCTGCTTCTGTTAAAGTAGTACTTCCTGATACTGATACTGTAAGTAATCTTGTGTTTCTAAATGTTCCACCTGTCAGTAAGTCTAATGTGGCAGAAGGAGTATTCAAACCAATACCTACTGCGTCAGCAGAAGCATCTACAAAGAGCATATTTGCATTACCATTGCCTTCGACTCTAAAATCAAGAGAGGCACTGTCTTCATTAATGGCTATTTCAGTAGGGTCAATATGAATTCTATTTGTTAAGGCTCCACCCACCATAGTTCTGATGTTTAATTCCCCATCTTCTGTACCATCTGATGCATCTCTTATGGTTCCATAAAAGTCAGCATATTCAACGTCTTCCGGTGTACCTGCATCATTTGTACCTCTAAATTTTATATGCCCTATACCATCATTATCGGCAGCAGACGCACTGTTACGATAAAAAATAATATCAGGAGCATGATTAGCATCTGCACTTGTGCTTTCAACAATAAAGGTGTCATCAGTTCCAGTAGTTTTAATATGCAAAGGTGCAGTAGGAGCGCTATTTTGAATACCTATTCCTTCTGCATGAGCATCTACAAAAAACATGTGTGTGTTAGTAGCAGATTCAACCCTAAACTCCATAGTGGTTGATGCCTCGTTAATTACACATTCACCTTTACCGATTGTAAATAATTCATTTACAGCACCATTTCTTAACATATTAATTTGGAATTTAGAATCTTCACTACCATCTGTTACATCTGTCAGTTTTGTTTCTAATTCAACATAACTAACATCATTACCACCAGCATCTTTACCTCTAAACTTAACGGAACCAGTAACGTCATTTACTGCTGGACTTGCTGAATTCCTATAAAGAATCAAATCTGGAGCATCAGTAGCACCATCTTCCGTACTTTCAATGATAACCGCATCTCCAACACCAGTGGTTTTAACATGCAAAGGAGCAGTAGGAGTATTTTGACCAATGCCTACTCTTGAAGTCGAACCATCTATTCTCATTACTTCAGTTGTAGCACCACCATCATTTACTTTGAATATAATATCCTTATCACTGGTTACATTTTCAATTATAGCATCATCAGAAGAAGTAGAGAGTTGCAGGTCGGTTCCTATTACTACTTCTCCCGAATCTTTTATCCTCATTCTTTCTGCTAATGTTCCAGCATCAGCAGTAGATAATACTAAACTCCCATCATCAACCCCTGTTGCTTCATTAATAGCCGCAATTCTCGCACCAACATAAGTAGCCGGACTACCGGAATTAGAATCATAGTTTTTAAGGTCAATTCTTGCATAATCCGTACCCGTAGCGTTTCTTGCACCTTCGATACTTAATGTCCTTGTTTGTCCTGAATCAGCACTTCTTGAAATCGCTGTATCGCCGCTTACTTCTAATTTCGATGTAGGTGCGGTTGCCCCGATACCCACTCTTGAACTCGAACCATCTACTCTCATTACTTCTGTATTCGCAGAACCCCCATCATTTACTTGGAAAATAATATCCTTATTACTGGTTACATTTTCTATTACTACATTATCAGAAGATGTCGTTAATTTTAAATCAGTACCGACTGTAACTCCTGATTGTAATACTAATGTAGACTCTCCTTCAACTGCTGCAATAGCATTTGCGTCTGTATATGCAGTAGCACCATCAGCGACATTGAGCATGGTTCGTACATCAGCCGGGCTAATTTCTTCAATTATGCCTGCGCCTGCACTATCACGACCAAGTAATTTATTTGTTGCTGATACATTTTGTATCTTTGCGTATGTTACTTGGTCATCGCCAATATGTGCTGTATCTATTGAACCATCAACATAGTGCTGACTGTCAATCTTATCATTACCAATAGTTACAGCACCAGCACTTATGGTTACATCACCACTTACAGTAGTCCAAGAAGGGTCACCGTTTGCATCAGCAACGAGTAGTTTACCATTACTACCAGCAGCAAGGTGTGAAGGGTCACCACTTGCATCTCCTACTATGATTTTTCCTCTTGGTATTCCATCTAATTTAGCAAGTGTAACTGCGTTGTCTGCTAATTGTACAGTTTCAATTGAGTCATCTGATAACACACTAAATACAGGAGTAGTAGCGTGACTTGTAGTACAAACAAATCTTGTAAGTGTTCCACCCGCTACAGAATAATTACTCGCACGAGTAAATACTACAGCGTTACTTGCATGTAGGTTTCTTAATTCAATAATATAACCAGCAGGGAAAGAGCCACTTGTAGTAACTGTTGCACTCCCACCCGGTGTAAGAAGTAATATGTTGGCATCAGTTGATTTGAGAGTTATACTTGTTGCTGTACTTGTTAATACCCTGTCGAATACAGAACGGGTATATCTTGCTGCATGGTTACCTGAATAGTATAATGTATCTTTTTCATTGTCGGGTGCAGTTGTACTACTTAATTGAGAACCATGTGATTGCCATAAAGCACCATATCTTGAGTCGCTAAAATCACCAGCCTCATCTCCACCGCCATGTAAGTTATCAAGTTCAGTGTGTAAATCAACAGGTGCGTTTGCTGCCCCAACTGCACCAGTGGTAACAGGTGAAAAGTAAAGTGGTGAGGGGCGAACGAACACTCTTTTGTCATTTGATTCAGAAATGCTTACTTTCAAATCTCCACCACTAGCAGAAAATACTACTCTTAACACCGCAAGTACAACACTTTGTTTTACTGTTAAAGATGAATCAGGGAAATTTAAAAATGAACTAGGTGCAGATGGGTAAGTGTTTGATGCAGCAGTTACGGCTGAACCCATTTCCCAATAGATATTGTTTGCGCTACCGCCGTCACTTGATACATAAACAACTACTAACGCTTCTTGTCCTGAAGACAAAGCAGAAGGACTACCAGTTTTGTGTGCGCTAGAAGTTGTTATGGGAATATTTGCTGAACTACCCGGACCACCTGCAAAAGCGTACATCAAACCGTCAACTATCGCATGTCCTCCAGTTACGGTAAATGTGTAACTGTTTGTAACTTGTTCGCATACACCGGGTAAGTTTTCAGGTACACTTCTATTTGAGGCACCATTAGCAGTATCCTCTTCCAGTATGACACCATTACCGTGTACACCTTCCAACATGTTAGTAAGTGTAGGCGATACAATGTGGTCACCATCAGCCAAACCATCAACCGCTGATGCAGAACCACTTAATGCGGGCATGTTATGATTTGAGTGACCTGAGAGTGGATTACCTGTCATTATGCCACCTCAATAAGAATTTCTATTTTAACTTCATTGTTTTCACTTTTAAATATTTCTTTAGTATTATACCTTGCTACGGGTGTAAAATCTTCACTACCACGATATTGTATATACACTTCTTTTATGTTCTCACTAAACGAACTTGACCGTTCTAATTTTGCTTCAACAAGTAAACTGCTGTCATCTACAATTGTAACTTTAGGTGTTAAAGTAACTGCTGGCCTACCTGCTGACCCATCATCTGATGTCGCTGGTGTGCCGTCAAACCCGACTATTACTTCGTTTATGTTATCTGCTATGGTCTGTAAAAGTATTCTTTTTATTCTGTTAGAAATCGGCATTAATATCTGCTCCTACTCTTTTTTATTGTTCCTATTGTCAATCCATTCTTACCTATGACACCTCTTGATGGGTATCCTCCGATTAAGAATGCGCCTTCCCCTATTTCCCTTATCGTATAGGAAGAATAAATGTTTACTCTTATTCCCCCAAACATTGTCAAGTTTTCTTCTTGATTTTGTATATACGTTAAAGGACTTACCTCGTTTGATTGGAAAACAACTCCTTCTTCAATACCTTGTAAGATTCCTTCTATACCTACGTCAATACTTAACAAAGACAAATCTGTTGATTTTGAAGTGGTGTTGTGTTTACTTTCAGAAACAAAGTATTGCTTGCCACCGTAATTAATACTCATACCGGGTCTAACAGACAGTATGTTTTGATGCCCCGAACTTTGTATGGCACCTTCTTCTAAAGCAAAACCACGTAATATCTGACGTGCCACTCTTCTTGCTGACATACTGTTTCTTACTGTCATATCTGTAATAGGGCCTGATGATTCTCTTACTTCACCATTAACCCCGCTTTGACGGTTAGTATCATTTACAGTAACTACAACTTGGTCATTCAATGCCATAGGTAATCCTTGCACTGTTACTCTATTAGGTGTGTTACTTACATTATCTATAGTTTGATTTCCGAATCGTAAATTAGGATTAACTGAATAACCACTTTCTGAAAAACTAATTGGTACATACAATAAATTACCAAATCTGTCAAGTAAAACCATTCTTCCATCGTTTCTTGAAAGAAAACGTAAAGCCGTCATGATGTTTACATTATGAAAGTCTTGACCAATAAATCTCGTTGAGTGTAGTTTTCTACCTGTATCATTAGCGGTGCTGCTTAAACTTCTTCCGATATTGGCACTATTTATTCCACCACTTACAGTTTGAACTATTTTTATAGCAAAATCACTTGTTCTAAGACCTATATCAATTGGTTGACCTAATTTAACTGTGTCACCATTAAATCCTATGTCGGATAAAGTACGTCCTTTCATATTTCTTAAATTTAATTTTACACCATCTGTAGCAGACTCAAGGGATGATGCAACTAATCTGTTGGATGGTTGTGCGCTATCATACATTAAAATAGGTAAATTAGATGAATTAATTGCATTATTACCAAAGAAAGGCGCTACTGTGCTTGTATGACCATGTGCTTCTTTGTGGGTAATTTGTAAGAATGACTCTCCTTCAACGATTTGATATTCTCTTTGAGGCATAACTTGAAATGTATTTGAATTCGATTTTTCAATTGTAATTTTATTCTTAACTCCACTTGTAATATCGTATTTACCAAAATGAATTGCGTTATCAACAAATACTGGTTTTCTTGCATTTTTTACATACAAACTAGAATCAGTGTTATGCCTACCAGTAACGGTATTTTTAATTACAGTCACGGTAAATCACCACCATCAAGATTCAAATCTCCTTTGTGACCCTTTGGATGTAGAGATTGGCTAAATCTTGGTTGTACAGAAAAGTCTTTTCTTAAGAAAGAAGTACCTGTATCATCTTGGAAAGTCCTCCTTCTTGATGCATCAGAACGATAATGTTCCAATGTGTTTTGACTCATTACCACTCTTGTTACTTCGTTGTTAATAGTAGTGGAGTCATAACCTGTAACTCCTGTCCCCTTCAACTTAGGACCTTTGCTAATAGGTTTTGATTCATCAGCACTTATATCCATAAAATAAGCAGGGGTATATGGTGCATTAGTGTTAGGACTACTTGAAGTCATAAACTGACCTCCACCTGTTGCTCTCCCGTTAGTAGTTTCATAAGTAAACAAACCGTATTTACCACCAGCCGTAGCAGCAAAATAATTACTACCGTATTGTGGTGACGTAGTAGCAAGGTTGAGATTTGAACGGAACATTTCAATGTGTTGTTTATCAAGCAACCTAACAGGTTTTAGCATAAAAGAAATTGATTTGTCTTTTGTATTTGCTCTCTTTGATGCACTTGTGAAAACATCAGTTACATACGGGTTACTACCCTTACCTACAGGTGGACCGAAAGTAAGTGTAGTATTTGCATTTGTAGCAGTTGTATCAGCGCTTAGTGTGAAACAAGTCGCATTGTTGATAGCGGTTACAGTAGCACTTGATGGGATGCCTGTTCCTGTTACTGTCATACCAACAACTAACTTTGCAGTTGAATCCATTGTAATGTGTCTAACACTTGTTGATGAGCCATCAGACAATCCCGATGTATGATTTGTATCACAAGTAGCATCACTGAATGAACCCCAATCTGTATCGTCAATTGGAGATAAGTAATTTTTAGTCTCAGCAATATACACTCCACCTAACGGGTTAAAGTTAGACGTGTGGCTCATTCTCATTACACCACCAGCCGGTTGAGCGGTAAAAGTCAAAGCGGTTAAATCGTAATCTGCTAAAGTTTGTGAACCAGTAGTCATTCCACCTTGCAATACCACTCTTTGCCCAACGTTTCTATCTGTGTGTAAACTATGTGCTTCGGTATTGAGAACGATTAAGTTTACATCTTCGCCTTCAATATTCTCGGTATCGATACCTATACGTGGACTACTTCGACTTATTGCATCTTTATGCGGTGTATCGCCGGATATGTTTTCAACTCTATCACTAACTACTGCTTCAGGTTTAAGTAATCCATCTTCATCTATTTCCAATCTTGCACTTATTCCTCTTGGTACTTCATCATTTTGTAAAGTATCATTTCTTGCTCTTAAGTATCCATCGTTCAAATTAGGTTCAGCAGTATGGTGAGACAAAACCATACCAGTAGTGTGGTTTGGTTCGTTTAACGCCGTAAGAACATCTTCATTGAACATAGTAGGGTATCGTACTCCTCTTCCATTACCCATGTCACCTACACGAAGTGAATGTCTTGGGAAAAATACATCAATTAAAGTTGATGCACTTGCATTATTATGTATATTTAATCTGCCACCAAATCTTGGTAGGCTTCTTCCATCAGTGAAAGTTAATGTTTGAGATGACTTACTCCCACCTGTAGTTGCCACGGATAATTCAAAATGTGTGGCATCCGTAACTGATGCTACATACGCACCGGATGGGATACCTGAGCCAGCAACACCCATTCCTGCTACAATAGAACTGCTAGAAGTATGTGTAATAGTTGGGTCATTATTGTAAGAACCTCCGCCAACAGTAAACGATTTAATTGTAGCATATCCATCATCAGAATTGTATGCTGATTTAAGATTAAACAAACCAGCAGAACGTGTGGCTGGCGTTTCGTTAGAAGACCTATCAAATTCATAAGAATCACCAGCATCCCAAGCAGGTCTTATACCAAACCCACGGACAGGGAAACGCCTGACATCTTCACCACGAGTATTACCCCACCAATCGACTATGTAATATCCTGCCATGTCTTCAATAGTGGATAAGTTCTTTCCGAAACTATCTCCCCACCAGTCTCTTGCCACTGATGATGCGTTTCTAAGTGTCCTTACGGGACAACCAAACGGTCTTGTAAATCTCATCCCGTCACTATATCTTACTTGATAGCCGGGTTTGTCAACATTTAACATACCACTGAAATTTGTTTGCCTTTCTAATATACCTACATACATATCAGATAAAGTAGGATTGCTAACTCCTGCTTCTCCACCAGCATAAGTCCATGTTCCACCCTCGACTTGTACAAGCGGTCCATGCTGATATGCTACACTTGCATTAGTAGCCGTAATTGCACTTTCTCTTAACGCTCTTAATCCGTAAGTTGCCCACTGAGGTTTGTTGTAAGGTTGTCTTAAACCAAACCTATAACCGAATGGTCTTGTTCTTAGTGTATTAGATAAAGAACTGTAATTTGATTTACTTATACCACTACTTACAGTGTATGAACCGTCATCATCAGCATCAGTCCATATTGGTTTATCATACCCGTAATCTCTTGGATATATCCAACTCGATGAAACATAACCGTAACCATCTAAACGACTTGTGATAGGACCACCCCTACTTCCACAAGGCCAAAAGTGATTGAGCATTGTACTCGTACCGGCTTGCGCTTGATACGCTACTGCTTTGTAAAAAGTCAAAGTTTCACTTGACTTAGCACCGCCTGTTGTACTTACTGAAAGTTCAAATGTATCTGCATCGGTTATTGATGCTATAGTTGCACCACTTGGAATACCATCTCCATCAACTCTCATGCCAACTTCTAATGAAGCCGTTGATGCCAAATCAATTGTTGGGTCGTTGTTATAACTCGCACTTCCTACTGTAAGTATATCATAAGTATTCAAGGCTTCAATTTCTGTAACAGTTCCTCCATCACCATCTGCGCCGTATTGTACAAATTCTCCTCTAAATCTTCTTGTGTTAAATTCAGTAGGTGTGTCTTCTATCACAGTAATTACTGTGCCGGTATCTGCGCTTGAACTACTTACAGTAAATGTCCTGTCGGCAAGAGAAATTTTAGTTCCTCCTGCAAATTTTAATCCGGGTGAAGTTGTAATAGCATTGGCAGCACGACTTACAAATCTTCGTGGTTGACTTGTAATAGTAAGTGTACCTGAAGGAGTTGAGCCGGGTGTAACAGATAAATCAAATTGCGTACCACTAACTACATTTGCTACAGTAGCATTAGTTGGTATGTTTGTACCTGTTACTTTACTTCCTACAATTATGTTACCATTACTACTATGTGTTATTCTTGCACCTGATATACTTGAGAAAGTTACAGTTATATCACCAAAAGTAAGTGTTTGTCCACTTTTTACACCACCAGTTGTTGATGCCGATAACTCAAATTCAGTATCACTTGTTACGGATGAAATTGTAGCACCGACAGGGATACCAGTACCGCTTACAGTCATACCAGCAACTAACATCTTTGTTGAATTATGCGTGATAGTTGGGTCGTTATTATATGCAGCACCGCCTATAGTGAAGTTATTTACTGTAGATGGCTTCGGGGTTTTTATTTTAAATCCAAAAGGACCGGGGCTTGTAAAGTAAGTTGCATCGTGATAATGAATTGTTTCAAAGTGTTCAGGCATACTGTTAAGTGGTTTTTGGTCAATTGCTTTATCTGCTGAACTACTTAACCATGTTCGTGTACTGTCGCTATAATAAGTGTGCGGTCTACCAAGATTAGGATGCCATAGACACAAGAAAGCATCTGCCATGTGGAGACTGTTTGTATCTCGTGTGCCCTGTAAATTCTGTGGTAAATTCCTTGTCATAATGCTTGTCTTTGATTCTTTTAATATCGCACCGGCTGGTCTAAAATCATTCATACGAGAAAGTCTAATTTTTGTACCAGCAGTTAAATTATCAGTGAAAGTAGTGTTAGCAGCGATTGTGAATAATTTTGGTTTATTCATATTGGTTGCGTCATAACCACTTCTTTCAGTATAAGTGTGAGTTCTTCTAATACCGTTT